GTTGCTGAGTTAACTGAAGCAAGTTCCGTAAGTTCTGGTATTTTTTTGTTCGCCATGATTATTATTGCTCTAAACGTCTTGCTCTAAAATTAATCTAAATCCGTCTTGTTGAAGTAAAAATTCGTTACTTTGTAATTGTAAAAAATCAGGATAGTTGACGCTTACGGTCTCTCCGAAGAAAGAACCAAGGCTTAATGGTCTAAATCCCGCATCAGTATCTTCGATAATATTACTATATAATCCGTATTGATCTAGTTTTCTGTTTAACTCTTGTATAATTTTCGAAAACATGTGAAAATTCTGACTCTCTTCAATTGGGTATATGGCGCCTAAAGCAGTTATTCTAGACTCAAAATGACCTCCCGCGAGAAGACCGCGATCAGATGTCCCTTTAATTTCACTTCTCAACAAATTTGGATTTTCCGACATATATATGTATTACACCCTTTTTACTTGTTTAGATTTTTTAAAATAGTCCTCGTAATTAACTTTTAAAAGATAGTGATTTTTGTATTCATTTTCTATAATTTTGTCGCGAATATCATATTCATCTTTCGTAAAATAAAGTTTTTGGCAGTATTTTTTAAAAAAATCGTGTTTTGATCTAGATTTATCCATTGGCACTATCATATTTTTAATGCCAATTTTATTAGTGTCTCTAAAGAATCTCTCGCAAAAGTATCTAAATTCCATTGTATTGGTCTTTTGATGCAATTCGTTCCAAAAAAATATGTCACAAAAAGCGAAGTCTTCGAATAAGAAGGCTAATGTCCCGCATAATATAACGCCATTTTTTCTCAAAAAAAGTTTATGACAGCTATCGCCCCCATAAAACAGGTCTTCAAAATTATCTTTAAAGTCATATTGATTGAAATTTTTAATAATTTTTTTAAATTGCAATTTGGCTATTTTATAAACCTCATCGAAATTCTCATGATTAGAAAATTCGTATTTATCTCTGTTCATTTTGCTCTAATCAAAGTATAATGTTACTTTATCCTTGTACTCGCTGTAAGTGTCTAAATTAAACCCGAAAGATACCATTTTATTAACAATTTTGTGGTCATAGTTGTTTGAGTTAATTTGATCTATTATTTCATCGTCTTTGTACATTTTTGTGAATTTTTCGCCTACATCGTAAAGCTTTTCTTTTATTTTTTCAGATGAGCTCCTACGGTATTCTTTGCAGTATATTTGAGAAAGGTCATTTTTTAAAAAATATATTTTTATTTGATCATTTTTTATATCCCAACCAACACCGTACCATTTGAACCCATTGGGGGTTATGGGGCATATATTTAAAGTATTTAACATATTCAACGCATTTTTTTCAAATAGGTCTGGATTAGTTTTTGTTCCAATAATAAATCTTGAGGGGTTTATCTCTCCTCCTTCTATGCTAATTACAAAGGAATAGCAAGAAAGGTGTTCGTCGTCGCAGATATCGTCTTCGGTTATGTTGTCTAAAGATTCAGCTATAAAATCATATTCCGAGACGTTTACATTAGACAAAATTGAATATATATTTTTTTGGTATATGTAAAACAATTCTTTAATTCTAGGCAACATAATATATTATAAGATAAGCAAAGAAAGTGTAAAGGTAAATATGGCAGAAGGAATAAATCAAAAAGTAGCATCTGAGGCAATGTCTCTTGAGCCGAGCCAACTATTGGAATTTTTTTTAATATATTTTGCTTGGCCAGATGATGCAAGTAGTGTATTAGCTTTATGCCCCAGTACCGCTGGTGTGCAACGCGGAGATGGCAACACTACGCTGACAGTAGACAGAATCATGTGGCAAGGCCAAGAATACATATCTTATCCCATGGAAGTTAGCGGTTTTGAAGTGAAGGGTGACAACAGCCTTGCCAGGCCAAGGATAAAAGTGGCAAACATAGACTATGTCATATCAAAATATCTAAAAGTACATAACAATTTAATTGGTTGTAAAGTAATAAGAAAAAGAACTTTCGCTAGGTTTTTAGATGATATTAATTTTCCAGGAGGAAAAAATCCGTATTTCGATATAGTTACTCAGAATAGCGAGGCTTCTGCAAGTTCGTATTTACCAGATCAAACCTATTACATAAATAGAAGAACATCGGAAACAAAAAACCTGGTAGAACTAGAACTATCTACTGTTTTCGAATTAGATAATTCTTATTTACCAAACAGAAACGTTTACTCTAAATACTGCACATGGGTATACAGGGGCTGTGGATGTCTTTATGCTGGTCAACCTGTAAAGACCTTAAATGATAATGATTTTAAAGATTCTAGTGGCAATGTCGTAGCCATCACCGCAACAAAATATAAAGGTAAATGGGGCCCTCAAATTACATACAGCAAAGGAGACCATGTATATATAGAGGTCGCTAATCATGATATTTCTGATGATGATTCAGAAAGCTCTATAAATGGGGCTTCAGTAAAACCCTTACGAACTTTTTATGTCTGTGTCGCATCTAGCGCGAATGGAAATGAGGAGTTCCCGCCAATATCCAGCAAATGGGAAAGGGACGACTGTTCAAAAAAAATATCAGCCTGCAAACTAAGATTTGGAAAAACTGGACTAAGATTTGGGGGATTCCCAGGGACTCATGCATACCAACCTAAAGGATAGTTTTAAGAAGGATTTAATCGAATACGCGAACACGGACTTAGGAAAAGAAGTTTGTGGTTTTGTTCTATATAAAGACGGTAAATTAATTTTTAAGGCCGCCAAAAATCATTCAAATGATGATGATATATTTTTGATTAATCCAGCGGATTTTTTGCAAGTAAAATTAAGTGGTGAATTATTAGCTATATTTCACACACACGTAAACGGCAGGGAGGAACCATCTGAATACGATATAGAAAATTCAAAAAACTGTCTTTATCCGTTCTTGATATACTCTTTGGTTACAGAGAGGTTTCATTTATTTGATATGCCTAATTTCCAAAGATCAGAAAAAGGTGTAATAATGTTAAAGGAGTTTTTGGATGGTTAATGTAATTATACACGGAGAATTTGGAGAAATTTATGGAACAAACCATAAATTTAAAGTAAATAAGCTTTTAGATATCACTAACGCCTTGGAAGCTAATAATCCAGGAGTTAGAAATTTTTTGCTTTCTAAATTCAAAGAGGGATTAAGTTACGCTTTTATAGATCCCAAAAACCCAAACAAAGAATGGAAAACGGTTGATGAATTAGCAGCAGCAAGCGTCCCTGAAGAAATACATATTGTCCCAGCCATAACTGGTGCGTTCATTTTTAGTGCGATCGCAGCGATTGTAGGATTTGCCGCTGGAGCCGTAGCCGCCCTAGGTGCAGCTATTGGAGCTGGCGGATTTTTGGCTAATTTGGCGATTGGACTATTAGTTCAAGGCATCATGTCGTTATTATTCCCAGTTGAGACCCCAAAACCTCAGACGGCAGAAAGTAAAATTGATATGTCTAGCTATATTTTTACTAATTTACAAAATAACGCGGTTCAGGGTTTTCCGATACCATTATTGTACGGAGAACTTCGCGTTGGCTCGAATATTATTTCAACAAATGTTACTAGTGCTGATTTAGGATAATGGGTTTTTACAAAAATATATTCAAGAAAAAGATAGTTATAGCTGGTAGGAGTAAAGGAGCCCAACCCTCTTACTTGATGCCACCAGATGGGGCTAATGTCAAGCAAGGTCATCAGCTGTATGAAGCAGTAGATTTAATATGTGAAGGCGAGGTCGAAGGTTTGGTTAGTCAAGAGGGCAAAACTTTAATTGGCACACGAGCTTTGAAAGAATTTAATAATGAGCATCTTACCGTTGGGAACTCGGCATCTGCAGGTGCTTTACCTATTGATCAAGGAATTTATTTTAATGATACGGCGCTAAGAGACCCTCAAAACAACTCAAGCCATTCTAAATATAATATTGAATTTAAATCAGGAAGTATTTTACAGACCGCATGTAGTATTTCAAAAAAACCGAGTAAGTTAACAAAAATATCTTATAAAATTAAAGGGCCGTATAGCATGGGTGGGGCGGCAAATGGCGCAAAGACAGGAAGTGGGAGTAGGGATGTAAGAGACGAGGGCGGAGGCAATAGAGACTTTGTCACTTGGCAAAATTATGTGCCGATAGAATCGGCCGCCAAAGAATATATATATACAAATTATGATAAAGATATAGATTTGGTGGATTTAGGCCTGCAAATAGACTCGCTAAAAGACACGAAATCATATTCTACTAAAAGCGAAAATGAAGCTGGTAAAAGTAAAATGGGACAACCTTTGCCACTTACGGTATCTTTTACAGTTAAAGTCGGGAAATACACTAAAGACGGTAATAGACAAGAGTCTACCCCTAGCTTTACAGTCAGGCCAGGAAAAGGGAAATCAGTTGGAGATTCGAATGGGAAGGTAGCGGTACGCGGCGTTATTACGGCCCCATACACATTCACCTTAGAGAATATTGTTTTACCTGTATTGTCTGATACCGATTTATATAATTTTATAGAGGTGCATAAGGACCAATTTGAAACAATGTCTAATTTAGTTGGCCGCAACGCGGGCGTAGGCACGATAACAGAAAAATATAACGACACCTATCACTATCCTGGAAGTTGTTATATAGCGAGTATCATAGATTCTCAATACCACCCACAAGTTCCAGCAAGAACATTTAGACTTAAAGGCAAAAAAATAAAAATACCCTCTAATTATAATCCAACAAATGCTGACGGAACAGATAAAAGATTTTCTTCAGACGGTACTACAAGGCACAACGTGATCTATGCTAATAATGGCCAATGGGATGGAACTTTTAAATATGCTTGGTCCGATAATCCAGCTTGGATATATTATGACCTTTTAACTAATAAGAGATACGGTTTAGGGACTTATTTACGAGATATAGATATTATAGATAAATGGACCCTATATGAAATAGGTATGTATTGCGATGCAGTAACAATGCACGATGGAAGCAGTACTACCAATAGTGTAGGTGCTGGCAGATTTATTGGATTAGATGATGGATTTGGCGGTCTTGAGCCTAGATTTAGTTGCAATATATTAATGAAAGATCAGACTAATGCTTTTGACGCCATACAAAATCTAGCAAGGTCGTTTAGAGCAATGACGTATTTTGATAATTCTTGCGTTTCTGTTAAAGTCGATAGGCCATACTTTTTTGAAGATGTTAATGACCCTTCTAACGGAGCGTCTGCCAGAAATAAATTTCCCCCTCATTTGATTTTTAATAATTTAAATGTTAAAGATGGAATGTTTTCGTATGCGGATGTAGATAGATCGACAAAGCTATCTGCCGTGGAAGTTTCTTTTTTGGATAAAAGAAATAATTTTACATCACAGACGGAATATGTTGAAGACCCTGAAGCTATAAAGTATGCGGGGTTAAATTTCAAACAAATAGAAGGGATTGGATGCACCTCAAAAGCTCAAGCCCATAGACTAGCAAAATACGTTTTGTTTGAATCTCAATACACCACAGAAACAATATCTTTCAATGCTGGATTAGAGAGTCTTTTGGTACAGCCAGGAGACATAATAAGGGTTGAAGATGAGATGAAAAATTTTACTCGAAACTACGGGACAGTTTTGGGAGTAAGCGGGCAAACTAATTACACGGATCCAGATTCATCTACGTCTAATTTAGGCGTGGGGCCATCGGCCATAATAGTCGAGCCAGCAATAGGCAGTGATTTAACCGATTATGTAACTGGAGGAAACATACATATATATAACCCAGTAGGAAAATCTGGAATTAAGGATTTTTATAATGCCCCAGGATCAAACAATGAGTTGTATAAAGAAATACATAATCCGCAAATAATGTCTTTAAAAATAACTCCTTCTATAGGTGGTTTAAATTCAAGTTATGAAATTATAGATAGTGGTGTCGCTATATTCATAACTGGAGCAGATAGTAATGGCTCAAGTAGCCAATGGTTCTCGGAAAAAGATGCAAATATAAAACATGGGTCAATCTATAACATTGATGCAAGCGGAAGAGATCCAAAGTATTATAGAGTATTAAATATATCAGAAGATAAAAATCTAGGATTTAATGTATCGGCCACAATACATCATACGGGTAAGTTTAAACTTGTAGAAGAAAATATATCTTTTGATATAGGACAAGATGTATTTCAGCCTAATCTTGCTATAACAGATGTTGTTAGACCTGATCCGCCATCAAATGTTACAATAAATTCATTAACTGCGGGTGAAGGTAGAACTAAAAATTTAAACCTAACAATAACCGATCCATTAGTTAGCACAAAGGCACCAGAAAAATATATAATTATTTTAGAAGAACCTAACTCAAATACTATTATTACTACTATTTTCAAGAGTAACGATCTCACCACAGTTGTTACATTGAGCGGAGACTCTAAAATAGATCAAATAGGAACTTATAATGTAAGTGTATTCTCAGAAAATACAACGCCAACCGTAGCAAGATCAAACACCTCAACGCTTGCTCAAGTTACAACTACGCTAAGCACTTTTGGATTTCAAAATAATCAGGAGGCTTTCACTGAGTATTCAAATATTTTTATAGAAACAGATTTTGATTCTACATTTGACAATGCGGACGAAACTGGAGTCGGTCAAAATTCTTTTTTCGAAAATAATCCAGCCTTAAATACAATCATAAATTTAGAATTTGAAGATATATTTGGAAGAGTTGGAGGTAGCGTTCAATCTGACGTAATCGACCAAATTATAAATATTTACGACCTTCAAGGTAATTTAAAATCAGGCATTGGTAACAACAACCAATCTGCCATCGAATATAAAACACTAACGAACGAAAATTCTTTTGAGATACTGAATTCAGAAATTGATGAGATGTTTGGGTACACTGGAGATGGTAGATATAGAATACCTGCAAGTGTAAATTTTGAAGTAGGTAGTTTTCAACGTTCGGCAGAGGAATACACATCTACGCTTAGTAAGACCTTTTCGGCAACATTTTCAGAGGTGCCTGCTGTATTTGTTCAACAAAAATGCAGTAAGTCGTTTAAGGATGTTTATCGTAAAGAAGGAAGGGCTTCTACAACTGCTACTAGTTTTGCACTTAGACACAAAACACTTAGGTATGACGAGGGTGTTACTAGCGGCGATTATGCATATGTAGCTTCTCAAACTGGAAGATACAATATTGATGGGAAAAATATAGAAGTTGATTTTGTAAGTAAAAATAATAATACAGGCTATCAAGCTGTTGAGTTTTCTAAGCCATTTACTTCAGTGCCTAGTCTTGTTATACAATTGCAACAACCGCATATTCAAGCATCGCCTTATGATACTTCTCAAACTTGTATAACTGGATTATCTAATACTGGATTTTACTTCGCATCTTTTCAGGAAAATAATATTGCAGCAGGATCAACTGGTAAATATGCATATTTGGCCGTAGACGAATCAGCGTTTAACAATACTCTAACAAGCGATTTACCAGTACAAGTGCTAAATTATGCATCTACTGGAAATCAAAATTTCTCTTTTAAGTCGGACTCAATTTTAAATCAATTCAATAGTTCAGACACTTCGACAACAAATAATATTTTTACACATGACCAGTATGCAGTTTTATGTCAAAGATCTGGAGAAAACAGTAATCTAGAAGATAGCTATTTTGTAGTAAATGAAACTGGTGATAAAAATACACTTTTTCAACAAATGTTAACAAGCGGCCTCGATAGAGGTATAAGATCAAACGAAACTGATGGCGCAAATAATCATATTTATATAAGTGGAAGTGATTTAAATGTAGAGACTTCTGATTTTACAATGGCAGCTTGGGTAAAATTCGATGCAAGTCTTGACGGAAAACAATATTTACTGGAGTCTCATAATGATGGTACTGGAATAGGGTGGTTTCAATCTGGAGATGGTAAAAATTATATTAATTTAAATGGAGTAGATCATGTGGCTATTACAGGCGATGCGGGGGCTTCATTGAATGATGGCAACTTGCATCATTTACAAGTTGAAGTGACTCGAACGGGTTTTTCAAAAGGGCTTTTGGACGGAGAGGCTCTCGATGGATCAAAAACTACAATTAATCAGGACATAATCCAACATTCTACTGGATTCACGATACAAGGGGTTGGAAGTGGGATGCCACAAAATACAAGAGACTTTGATGGAACATATACTGGAGATGGGGATTTATATCAAAATACCGTATCAAGTGGTTTAAGGGTAAGGACAAGTGGAGCTAATGATACTTGGATTCTTGTTGATGAAGATCCAGCTATTGATTATACCAATCTCCCGATAGCTTGGTCGGGAGGAGAAGACCTAGCTCATCCTAGTATTGTCACGCCATATGATGCTACAGAAACTGAATGGTCTGGAGGAGCTTTTTTTACTGGATTGACTATGAACCCAGGAATTGGAAGTGGCATGAGCTTTAATCCAAATAGCTTCGATGCAGAATACACTGGGAGCGCTGATTTATATCAAAATACAGCAACATCTGGATTGAGGCTCAAACAAACTGGGGCTAATAATACTTGGGTGTTTTGTGATGATGACCCAGCTAATATCTATATTACTGGATTTGATGTAGATGGAATTGGAACTGGGATAGTAGGTAATTCAGATAGCTTCGACGGAACATATATTAGAATTAGTAATGATTCATATGAGAATGAATCGACACCTACATTAAAAATCGAAAAGAGTGGAGCCGATGATACTTGGATATTTAAAACTGATCAAGCGGCTACCACTGGATTCAGGATATCTTCAGTTGGCACTGGTATGATAAATAATCCAAATAGCTTCGATGGATCATATACTGGGAGCAATGATTTGTTTGTGAATACACAAAAGCCTGGATTAAAAGTTAAAAAATCTGGAGGGAGTTGGATTCTTATTGATGAAGATTTAACTAATACTTATTATACTGGATTTTTCCTAAGTGCGGTAGGAACTGGGATGACGGACAATCCAAACGCCTTCAATGGAACATATACTGGGGGTGCAGATTTATTTGTAAATACGACAACCTCTGGACTAAGAATTAGAACTAGTGGAGCAAGCAACACTTGGATCTTAACAGATGATGATCCAGCTAGTCCATCTTATAATAGAATTGCTTGGTCAGGCGGAGCAAATGTAAACTTTCCAGGAAATATTGCTGCTAATGCTTGGTCAGAAGGGCCCGATCACGTAGAAAATAGTTCTTCCCCAGTGTTCTCATCGAAACTTTCCCATGACAGAATTGCTTGGATCTCTGTCGATCAAGGTCGTCAATATCCATTTAATGTGTCATCTTGGAGCGCAAAGCCCCAAACAGTGACAAATAGCAGCGCTCCGTCTTTTGATCAAATTCTTTCCGCTGGTAACATCGCATGGTCTGGAGGATCAAATGTAATTTACCCATGGGATGTGGCTTTGTGGAGTGGCGGAGCTTCAATATCGAACGGAATAGTGACAGACAGTACTGACCCCGATTTTGATTCATTTGTTAGTCATAATAGAATTGCTTGGTCAGGGGGCGAAAATGAAAATTACCCATGGGATGTAGCTGCTTGGACTGGAGGAGAAACAATATTAAATAATACAATAACAGATAGCACCAACCCAATTGCCCTATTTACATCACTTCTGTCTGGACCCCATGCTGGAAGCAACCCCCCTACATTTAGCGATTTTCTTCTTCAGACTTTTGATTCAAACACAGGCTTTAAGGTGCTGGGCAATTCAGAATTAACTGGAGAGGCTTTAACGAGTGGCCATATAATAAATTATATTGGATTAACAACTGGTGCAGATGCATCCGACTTGAATTACACGAGTCCAGATAATTTTCAAAGTGAATTTGATAACGAAATCAAAACAAAATTTATATTAGATGTAGATAGCACGGGTATTGTAGATATTTCCTTCGTTGGAGGGCAGCGGGTCCCGTGCACCGTGACTTTAACTGGAGATGTAGAAAGGTCTGAAGCAATAATAAACAGAAATCTAACTTCTAATTTTCAGTTCTTACAAATAGGAGTAACAGGAATATTATGATATTTAATGAAGTAGTTATAGGCGGACATCCAGCAGGGGATGGATATAGAGTAGAGTGCTTTGTTAGAGGCAGCGAGGATACGCAATTTCCTAGTGGTTCTGGAAGTTTTAAAGTAGAGTTCCCTAAATTTGCCATAACTGGGCTAGAATTTGAAGGAGCGAATCTTTTGACTGAACCTGCTGACTCTATGACGGACGTAATAATTCTAGAAAAAAATATAAATTTAAAGGCTTACTTTTCTGGAGATTTAAATACAATCGACGACGGCCTTGCTATTAAAAATATAAAACGAGCAGATGTCTACTCTGGATTTGATAAAAATTTTTCTACGGATATAATAGATCATAGCAATAGAGTAACTTCATTTCCTCTTCAGTTAACTGCGGGAGAAGAGTCTTTCCAGATTAACGTTACTAGCGATGATATAACTGGGCGTGTCAATGAAACTATATTTTACAAAGTAATACCCACTGATTACTTAACCTTTGGAGAAGCGAGCGCTTCTGTAGGTGGGTCGATGTCTAATGGTTTAAGTTCGTCCCCAACAATTTCCAGTTCTGATCCCAATCCATTTTTAATATCAAGATCAACTGCAAACGACTTGGTGGTAGGTCAATCGGATCTCGTAACAGAGGTCTTTGTTGGTGTTGATATAGTAGTTGACAATACAGTACCGTTAGATTTTTATGCAGATTTTATAATAAGAACAGATTCTGAAGTAAAACTTATTCCAAGTGGCGGGGCCGTTTTCACAACCGCTGAGCCTGTTGATCTCCCAATAGCTGATGATGGTTCTATAACAATTGCAGCGAATAGTTTAGATCAAGAATTCACCATTGAATCTCAGACAAATGGGGCTGGTACAGTCAGAACGAATTATCTAATAAGCTAATTATAATTCTTTTAAATACATACTTTCAACGTGTTTGTATTTTTTTCGAACATATAATTTCTTTAACTTATCAGGCATTGAGTTCTCTAAATGAACCATACCTATTCTTTTGCATCCTTTAGATTTTGCGTAAGACTCGTATTTATTAAGAAGCCTTAACCCAGAACCCCTGTGCTTTTCGTCTACATACCAAAAAGCTTCTGTAGCGGTAAGAACACCATCTTCTAGGGCTGGAGTTATCAAAAAACCTAAAGCTCCTATAATTTTTCTTTCTTTTTCTAAAGCAAAAATTTTACCTTTTTTAGATTTGATTAATTCTTTCCAAATTAGGAGCCATTTTTTTTTAGCATCTTCCAAATCTTTTTCATATGGTAATATTTTATAAAAATTTACTAGAACATCTCTCAATTCCAACAACTCAGAATCTGTTTTTATTTCAAAAATCATAAGAGCTTTAATAGCTTGCGACACTCTTTAGCGGGAATGTCTTTATAGTTTGACCACTCTTTAATAACTTCTGGATCATTCGTATAAAGTTGCTCCTTGTAGAGCTCTCTAAGCTTGTTCTTGAAAGAATCGAAGCTCACCCCCGCTTTTTCCTTTAGAATACCCTGTGGGCTAATATCCTTCGCTCCAGCAGATGAAGGAGGGGATACGATAGGAGACTTGTTCTTTGAAGAGTCAATCTCGTCAGCCCCAACAATGTGAATGCCTAAAAAATTGCGTACAGCACGAACAAAAGCACGATTTTCTGCAATGCATTCTAGAAACTTAGCGGCAAATCCGTTTGTGTTGTGGGTTGTAGCATTTGCCATAGACGCAAAAGACTGAGCGCCATTGCTTTCGTAGTTACTAATCCAGCCGATCATGCATTGAACTACAACACGGCTGTCTGAAGACTCTGTGATATCATAAGTGATATTATGAAATCCACGAAGCTTCGCCAACTCCTTAATGCCGCCGAGCTTAATCAAAAGTTGGTGGTCTTCTAGCCCTTCAATGGAATCTGGAACTGGCATCTTGCGCATTTCAAAATGATCCTTGTTTGGATACAAGTGCTCTGGGCTAATCATAGCTCGCCAGTTGACTGAGCCATCTTTGTTAAATTCATAATCAACGGACTCTAAAAGTCCGTGTTCGTTGCGTTTCCACAAATCTGGGCCATATAATTTATTCTTCGACATATAGGTATAAACTTTCTATTTCTAATTTTGAGTCTTCATTGTAGATGAATTTGTTAGAATTGTCAAGCGTTTTAGAAGAAAATTCTGAATTAAATACATTTCCCCCTGAAACAAATTTCTTTTTAGAAAGGAATTTACATTCCACATTTGAAACATTTTCTGGTTCTATATTGTTTTTTCTAATAACATTGTTATCAAAATATTTAAGACTGGTATCGGAAAATATTTTTTCATCTTGAACGTGAATAACAAGATTGATTCTGTTATTTTTTAATTTTTTAATAAAATTTGAGAGATCTAAGTCTTTATGTTTGGCGTCATAATTAAACACTACCTGCTTTAAGTTTGTACAAGCGTCAATCATTCCATCATCTATAACCTGATCTAAAAAAAGGTTTACATTTGAATGTCTGCACCAATTTATAATATTCTCTTTGTTGAAATGAATGTTTGATTTGATGTTTATATTTTTATTTACTAAATCTGCATGATCAGAAAAAAAGTTAGGAACAATTTCGACGAGATCTTGGTTGTAAGAAGAGCCAATTCTTATCGTTTTAAATTTTATTTTTTCTTTTATATTTAATTTATCTAAAACAGATTGGGCAATATATTCTGGCAATATTTCATTAATTCTCTTTTTAGCCTCTTGCGAGGAAAACGACGGCTTGATTGAGGAAAAATCTGGGGTAATAACTTTAGAATATTCAGAATTTATATTGCTAGGATATACGTTCGATAAAAGACAAACAGATGGTTTATTATAAATATCTGCAGTCATCATAAAATGATTTGCAATTCCTAGATATAACTCCGAGTTTTTGATTAAAAAATTATTTTGCTTAGCGCTTTGAATTTTATTATCATACAATTCGATCCCAATTATTTTATGCTTTTTAAAAATTGGGTTCAGCAGAGATATAACAGTTTCCCAATAGTCGTATTGATTGGCTTGAATAATATCTTGCTTGAAGAATGTTATATATTTTCCTTCTGGTATGGGATGGAAATGTTCCGTAATTTTCGCCTTTCCTATTTTAACGCCAAGGTCTTTAGCATAAACTTCTGATATACTACTCATATAATTTATAATGTGTTTTATCTATTCCGTTATGATGATAATTAGAAAATTTTTGAGTGCCATAAGAGGGGAAAAAGGCTAATTCAAAAAATCCTTTGTGTTCTCCGACACCTTCTAAAAAGCGAGAATTATCTATTGTATTGGAATATGGTAAGACCTTGTGGACCTTAGGATTATCTTCTATATAAGGAAAAAAGGTGGGCATCGTGAAAATATAAATATCGTGATCTTCATAGAGGTCTTGCAGGCTATCAATCAAAGAGTTGACTGCTAATAAATCTACAGCTGATTCAGGAACAACAATAGCAATTCGCTTACCTTCATCTAATAAATCTTCTAAATCTATGCCTTTTTGATCCTTATCCCAATCAAAGTCGTATTCTACAGGGGGCATTTCATCTATAATTTTTTCTAATTTTTTTCCAATAGAGTCTGTGGAATAATTTTCAATAGTCCAATCTCTTGCTTTTTTACCCATTTCGAGTTTTTTGTGCGGTTTTAGATTGTAAACTTTTTTAAGTTGTTTTGCTATGCTAGATGGATATGTTGAAGCTTTAATAAACTGAGTTCCTGGTTCCCTGTATTCTGACCAATCAAGAGAGAAACTTCCACATTCGGGTCCAGAAGAATCTTCTCCACAAGAGTAATTCGTGACTAAAGTTACAAGCTCGGTCATTTTTGCTTCAAAGATTGGTATCTCCATGCCTCCACTAGTAAATGGATGACAATAAACATCCATAATGTTATAGATTTCATTTAGTTGAGATTCATCTACTCCAGCCCTAGTATTTGTGGTATTGAAAGTCTTTTCGGCTCCGCAAAATGGGCAGGTTTGTTCTTGCCCGCAGAACGGAGCTATTGCATAATTTTTACAAGAAGAGCAAAAATAAGTAGTTAGAATATCATCGTTGTTTATGCCTTTTTCTTTTAAAAGTCTCGGTATATCCCAACCTTCGCCCCAATGCGTGTGTAATAATAGTTTGGCTTTGGGGCAATCTTTTTTAAATATTTTGAACCCCTCAAGTAAATTAGGCACGCTTTTTCTTAGTTGGTTTCTAAATACAAAGCCAACAATGAATTCGTCGGAAAGATTAAACTTGCTTCTTGTTTTTCGCTTATCAAGATCGCTAATTTTATAAAAGTCTTCTGTGTTTACCGTTCCATGCAAAGTCTTTACATGATCATGGCCTAGTTCTTTCATGTCTTTTTCTGCAAAAGACGCCCAGACGTAAAAATTTTTAGTTTTTGGTGCCGCTTCTAGGGCTTGAGGGAGTATTGGTTGGCTATCCAAGGTAGTCCAAATCATATTATTGATTTTATCCCACCAAGGTTTTTTCCAATAATCTGAAAAAGCCCAAATGTCTTCACATCCTATATAAATATCTGGCTTATATTCTTTTATGGCTTGATCAATGGTAAATCCTCCGTATGATGCCGCCCTAGCCTTGACTTGATCAGACTTTATTTCTTGAACTACTGAAGGGTTATTAGGTAAAGAACCTTGTGCCTTCCAGGGTCTCGATGAAAGAGATGGGTCTCCCCATTGCACAGCATTTGCAAATTCAACAATTTCATACTTGTTTGTCTTGTGCAAATAGCGCAAGATATTTTTTGCATTTTTGCCAAAACCAGTAAAAGCTTTAGCTGAATTAGAATGAAAAAGAATTTTTTTCATTAGTAATCAAAATACTTAAATAGAAAAAGATCAAACAACCCCTTGAGCGTTCTGGCTTCTGACAGCTCAACCCCCATTCCAAATTTTAGAGTAGAGTTTTTTACCACACTGAAAGAAAAAGCTTTTTGACCGTTTTTCTTTGTGTAGGGCTTAAAAGATATTTGAGTTTTATCTTCATTATAGCTATGATAAGCTGAGAACTCTACATAATTTTCAATTGCATTAAGCATGCCGCCAATTTCATTTTCACCTAACTTAAAATAAATATTCTTCTCTGGGTCTTTGGCGTTTGCGCTGAAAGACCCCGTTTTTTTTTGGCTATCCCAGCTGGCTTGCTTGATTGACTGAACCAAGAACGAAGGTTTTTGATTGTTGCCCTCCTTATCTTTTTCAACAATTTTAAAAGAAAATGCGCATCCAGAATTAAAAGAATTTGGCTTATAAATATCGTGTTGTTTGTGACTCATGCAAGATTATAATATAATAAATGTGATATTCTATTATTTTATATAGCTTAATCTTCTGCTTGATATTCTTCTATTGCTGGATTTGAGTATTCTTCTGAATGCTCTTCTTCGGGAACGCCCATTATTTTATTTAGTTCATTAATGTCGTAAGTTTGAACACTTGAAATGCAAGTATAAAACAATTTATCTAAACCTTTAATGTAGTCTTGAAAATACTTTTCAACGGTAGGTCTAAGGTTGTTATACAAATCAGTATACCTTGCTAAATCTTCTACTTTATGAAAAGCCCCATAAGCACCAAAATGAAAAAGCACTCTGTGTAATATATCTTGAAAAATCAAAAGTCGGTTTGTTTCTTTTTTTTCTTCATACTTAGTTAAAAATTCTTCAAGCGAAAGATGGTTGACTAATTTAGAAACAGAATGGTATTTTTTCAAAAAAGCACTAACATCTTTAGCTGATTTGAACAGGCTCAGATTGTTAATAACTTTCATAAGACTATAATAAATATCTGCTTTATGAGAACGTTCAAAATTAATAAACTTTATGTACTCTGATTGGTACAAAATGTTACTTTTTTTTAGGTTAGAGTGGCATAGTACGGTTATATCTTCTGAATACCTTTCCTTTGAAATGTTTTTAAGTATTGAAAAAATATGTTTGATGTCATCTTCATTTAAATCTACCAATTTTGCAAGAATAGATTTCTCTATTTCATCTGAAGACTCCATAATCTCTAAAATTGATTCATTTTCAAGAAATTTATCTTCAAAAGACATTAGATCAGAAGAGTCTGATTCATGCATAAAATCTAAATTACATACAAGAGTGCCTAAATTATATACGAGTTCATCCACGCCGAAAAAATCAAAGTTTTCGCCATTTTCCCAGCTAACGAGAAGGAATTCAATTCCAGAATCTTCGTCATTTTCGTAATTTACTATTTTTGAAGATATTAAATCACTTACAGAATCTAAGGCTTTCTTTTCAGTAGAAAGGCTTCTGTTATCTGGGTCTAAACTAATTTTTAATAAATATTTTTGACCTTCGATTAATAAAGAATAGCTTTCATAAAAAAAGTTTGAACTTATCAATTCTATTTCATTTTCAAATTCTTCAGTAATTGAAAATATATTTTCAATGTATGATTTTATCAACTTTTTTTCAAATTCTGATATTTCCGAATCTCTTTGATCGGGTCTACAGTCGACCGCAAAAAAATTATTTAGATATATTTCCTTCTCCTTGATAGCCATATATGGTTTATATTACACAAAAAAGGCGGTATTTCTACCGCCCTAGTTGATTAGATACTGACTGTACCCATTTTGAGTCCAGTTAGACTGGTTTTAGCGAACTTTCGCTTAACCCCAGCGTTTCGGTCGTGAATAATCACATAACTGGGGGTCTCATTAACAAACTGAGCGTTATAACTAGCTCCGTCTTTTGTCCGAAGACCAAAGAATCGGCCTCCGCTTTGCTTCATTGTTTTTACGATACGATTTGTTTTTCTCATAATTAATTATTAAAATCCTATTTTGCCTGATAAAGGAATGTTGTTTCCTTTTCTAACGTTTTCTTTAGAGGTGTTTAACTTATATGCGAATATATCATATATTACATCAATGTCAACAGGAAAAACTTTATTTTCGAGACTTTTTCCCCATTTTTCTATGATTTTGGAGTAAGCCTTCTGAAACTTGGCGTGTTGTGGGCTTTCTTGAAATTCAGAATTCATTAGCTTGTCCTCCATATTTTTAGCTTTTTGCGGACGAACGAAGTTTATTTTTTTGGTTCTAGCTCCAGATTCGTCTAAAATATCAAAAGCTTTGTCTGGAAATTTTTTATTTGTTAAATAAATATCGCAAAGATCTATTATTTTAGAAAGCACATCCTCTTTATATTCAACTTGGTGAAATTTTTCATAGGATTTTTTGGCAACTTTAATCAATTCAAAAGTTTCTTCTTTTGTGGGTTCTTTTATGTCTATTTTCTCGAATCTGCGATTTAAGGCAGCGTCCTTTTTGAAAAATCTTTCGTATTCTTCTTTGGTGGTAGCCCCCACACAGGACATATCTCCTCTAGATAAAGCTGGCTTCATTATGTTTGCAAAGTCCAAACCTCCACCATCTGATCCGCCTCCAGCGCCAATTATATTGTGTATTTCATCAATAAAAAGAATGTAATGATTACCTGATGATGATAGCTGGTCTAGAATTTTTTTAAGTTTTTCTTCCATTTGTCCTCTGTATATTGTGCCAGCAAGAACCGAAGTTAAGTCTAATGAAAGTATTTTTTTATGTAAAAGTAAATCTGGGCATTGTCTTTTTAGTATTTTTTCTGCCATGCCCTCTACGATTGCAGTTTTACCAACACCAGCTTCTCCAACCAAAATTACATTACTCTTATTTTTCTTGAGAAGCACTTCAAAGATTCTATCTATTTCTTCCTCCCTGCCGAAAATTTCAAAATCTCCTCTGGCTTCTATTTTGTCATTTAAATCTTCACACCAATCTGAAATATCAGATAAAGACTCGCCCTTCGGATTTTTAGCTGGTTGACTCGATACTACTAGATCTTTTGGTATCCCATTTTTTATAGTATCTTTTAGGTCTCTATTGATTTTCTCTAAATCAATATCAAGGGAAAGTAAAAAATCACACAGCTCTTCTCTTGTAGTTAGTATGATAAATAGTATATGGTCTATCCCGATAAATTCATCTTTTAACCTAGCTGACAATTTAAGAGAATTGTCTAAAATGTCTAGTATCTCCTTAGAATATATTTTCTTTTTTCTTCTGGGCTCTTTGTAGCTGGACACGGCATACTCCATGCTTTTTTTAATTCCCTCTTTAATGATCCCATTGGAGCTAAACACAAAATCTATATTGTTGTGGCTAAAATCTAATATAGAAATTATAAGATGGAGGTCTATTACTTTTAAGTGGCCGAATGTCTCCGCTATAAACTCACTGTCCTTTAAGGCTTTTTTAGCTGAAGGCGTTAAATTAAATTTAGATAAGTCCATTATTTTACTTCTGAAAGTTTTGTGTAAATTTTTTCATCAAGGATGGTTAATTTTTCTCCAAAAATGACATCGTCGCCTTTGCTTCCGTAAACAAAAACTATCTCTCCTTCTTTTGGTTTTTTACCTCCATTGTTTAAGTAGTTATCTAGAGTGGAAGACCTTCTATTATTCATAAGCATAAAATTAACCTTGCCGAAGTCGTCTTGCACTTCTGCTCTCATGTACTTGTTGCCATTTTTACTTGTTCTAGAAACACAGTCTGTGACCACCCCTACGAACTTAACTCTATCATGGTCGGCTATGGATTTAATTTCTAAGCTGTTATAAAGGTCGCCAGAGTTTTTAAAAACTTTTTTAATTTCTGTAGAATGGCTGTATCCTAAATACTTTCTCTCAAAAAACCAATTAGCAAACTCAAGGTGGTTTTTGTTTTTTTCATATATACTCTTGTAGCCTTCATACTTCTTTTTGAATGTTTGGAAACGCGACGCCTTCATAATAGGCCTACCGTCATCGGCGACTAGAGAGTCTTTTACAATTGCTTGAATAGTATTGAGAACATCATGTTTGTACTCTTCTCCGATTTGAATAATATTTCTCTTCTCTCTGTCGGTAAGTATATTAAAAGACTGAGCCTCTAAGACTAAGCGACAGCGATTGGGCAAAGTTGAGCTTGTTTCACAAAAAGAATCCATTGTGCCTCCTTGAATCAAACCAGAAAGCACTCCAATATTAATGCCTGACTGTTTGGCATTAATAAATATATCATACTTGTTTTGATTAGTCTCTTGGGCTTTTCTAAAATCAACCAAATTCTCTAGAGTTTTTTCTGATACTCCTTTGACGCTATTAACTCCGTATCTAATGTTGCGCCCTTCGATGCCAAAGTTAATGTCTGACTTTGATAAATCTGGCGGTAGAAGCTTCATGTTGAACTGGCACAACTCTTGGCTGATAAGAGCTATCTCGGCATGAGAGTCTGGCTCATGCTTGGTCATTTTAAGCAAGGAAAGAAAGAACTCTTGCGGATGCTTAAACTTTAAATAAGTTGTGATAGCGGCGAGAATTGCATAGCTAATTGAGTGCGATTTATTAAAGGAGTAGTTTGCTGAATCTTCTGCGACCTTCCACAAAACCTCCCCAACTTCTTTGTCTAAATTTTTCTCTTCAATCTTTTGCTCAATCTTGGCTTTCCAGGCGGGCATTTGATCCACTTTCTTTTTGCCCACAATTCTACGAAGTTGTTCTGACTCATCAAGGGTAAATCCGACCTTAACGGCCATCTTCATTAACTGCTCTTGATATAGGGGAATGCCGCCAGTGTAAGAAAGAATATCGTCAAAGAATTCATTAACTGACTGAAATCTTGAGGTGGTAGCATAATCAGCATAAACATCCAGATAGTCAAGTGCACCAGGGCGAGCAATCGCAACAACAGCAGACAGCTCCTCCAGGTTTTTAGGAGCGATCTTTTTGCAGACTTTAAAATTTGTATCCGCTTCAATCTGGAACAAACCTTTTGGTGTCTCAATGAATTTGAAGTTTTCATATATTTCTGGGAGTCCAACATCTATATCTTCCATTTTGATCCCCAACCGCTTGCAAGTGTCGCTTACTACGGAAAGGGTTCTAAGTCCGAGGATATCAAACTTGACAGTCAAGGACGCAACGTCGTTCATGTCATAGGCAGATATTAAGTTACCATCGTTTGTTTTTTGCATCGGCATAATTTCTTCAATATTGTAGAAACTAATAGCGATACCAGATGGGTGAACTCCTGTATTTTTGTTTAATCCTTCTAATTTTTTTGCAATTTTAAATATTTTTTTGTTTTTATCCGCAAACTCTTTGAATTTGTCGCTTTCTTCTAGTGCTTGGCTTAGTTTAGCCACCTTACCGAACTGCTTAGGGATCAGAGAACTTATCTGATTAACCTCATCTTCAGGCATCTCTCCAACTATTTTACCGCACTCCTTTACACATAATTTGCTGCTCAAAGTGTTGAGGGTTAAGATTTTACAGGTTCTTCCTTTGTGTTGCTCTTCAATATATTTTATGACTTCTTGGCGACGATCGTAAGAAATGTCGTTATCTACGTCAGCAAGTAGAGAGCCGTCGAGGTAAGTAATACCATCCACGATAGTTTTCTTTGCTCTGCTTTTGGAGACAAAACGCTCGAAGAAAAGGTCGTATTTAATTGGGTCTACATTTGTAACGCGTAGTAGGAAAAGGACTAAAGACCCAGCGGCAGAACCTCGACCTGGGCCAGTTGGTATTTCATTTTCGTGGCAAAAGTTTAAAACATCCCAATTTAGAAGTATATAATCAATGAATCCTAGGTCTTTTAGGACAGAAAGCTCCATTTTCACACGATCATAGTATTGTTCTTTGTTTTTTAGCTTGTCAATGCCTCTCTGTTGCACTCCACGGAGACACAGAGCCCTCAGAAGGTCGTAGTTGGAAGATTTGGGGTCAATGCCCAGTTCAAGGTAAAAACGCTTTTCTACGTCAATTCCTGGCAAACGAACACCTGGGGGCATTGGACGCTCAAGAGGATTTAAATTTCTAATTCCCATAATTGTTTTTGAAATATTTCAAAGTTCTTTTCTATATCGTATAAAGCATCATGCAGCTTTCCTTCGTCAAAGTCAATATCATAATGCTGCAACAGAAACTTTTGACTAGACTTGAGGCCTCTTTCTCTATAATTAAGATATCTTAGTTGCCAAGCTAGAAAATCTTCCTTATCTGGGTTTTTGTTGTCTTTGGCTATAGCTGTGGCAATTGCTTTAGTATCGAAGCACCGCTTAGCGAAAGAGTAATCTATTTTTGTATTTAAATTACGAGCAATAACCCCAAGCATATACAAGTCGTAGCCAAGAATATTCTGGCCGACGACAATGACATCGTCTTGGCTTATTAAATCCATAAACTCTTTGAAGACTACGGCTGGATCTTCGGCTTTAGAGACGTAATCTTTTTTGCTGAAGCCAGTAATTCTTGCGGCGTCCTCTGAGACATTTAAGTCTTCCCACATCAAAAACCTGTTTTGCTTTTTAATAATTTTTTTACCCTTAGCCTCGATCCAAGCAAGTTGCCAAGGCTTTGAAGAAACGAGGTTTAGGCCCTCGGTTTCGGTATCAAAGATAACGTATTTTTGATCAAATTTAAATCTAAGTAAGTCTTCCATTATTATTTCTCCTCCTTCCAGGCTTCTATGCAAAAACGATCGCTACCAAAATGATCAAGCCGCGGATTGGACAAACTAGCTTGTCTACCAGGCTTACGATTGCAAATGCATTTGTATGTTTGAAATGCGCTGACATCCTCCATACTCTCGTAATAAATTGATTTTGCTAACTCAATATATTTATCAGTGTTTCCAAAAGTGTTCGTAACGTAATCTATAATTTTTTCTTCAAGAATTGAATCAAATGGTAAACTATTTCTTTCTACGAAGAAGAGAATATCAGACGGAAGATCGATCATGCAGTTTGAGAATGAAGTTAAATTTTTATGCAAAAAGGAATCGTAGAAAGGGACAGCATACGCTATATTTTTTGTATGATCCCATGGGTTTACAATTTTTTTATCAAAGCTCTCGGTGTACAGCGAATATAATTCTTTGGCTCCCGCGTCTCCATCTGGAAAAGCAATCATTTTACTTTCGGACTCTTCACTAAGGTCTTCGTTGTAAACAGAAAAGCGGAAACCGAATCTTAACTTATCTGCAAGGGTTTTAAAAGCTTCTGGGAAGCCAGTCATTGAATCTTCAACCAAGAAGATTTCGTTTATTTCTTCGTCTTTGCAGATTCTTTCTACATCTTCAATGCGTAGAATGCTGCGACCTATAGAAAAATGAGTTTTAAATAAAGGCGTCATATGTAACAATGTACATACTATTATCTATTTGTCAAGTGTTTTGGGCAGCCTTCGTAATATTTTAATTCATGGCTTCCGCCCTCTGGAACCATGTCCTTTTTAAAGTCGTCTTGAAAGCAAGAAGAATGAAACTCCCCATCTTTGTCTAAGATGCTAACGTGCCAAAAGTCGAACTTATAGGGGCAGTGCCACATAACGCTGCCGTCCTTTTTAAGTTGGCCTTTTTCTTTAGCGAAACCGCATTGGAGCCTGCCCCCAAACGAGCCATCATCTGGAAAGCCTTTGTCTATAGCAAAATTTGATACGGCGTCTTTTTCATCAAAGTTTTCTAAATAATCCTGAACCGAAGATAGTTGTAGTTCAAAACCTTCTAGGTCATCTTCGTCAATAGGGTTCATTTTCATCAGCCCCTTTTTATCTAAGTCGAACTTTAAAAATAAAAACTCAGAAGTCCTATTCACATATTCTGGAAAAAGCGTTTTGACCGCAAGTGAATACATGTAGTCTTGAAGATTGTCTTCTTTTTCCTTACCCTCAAACATTTTTTTGCTAGTCTTATAATCTCGAATAATGGCGATCTTTTTATCTTTATACAGAAATAATTGGTCAATAAAACCGCGAATATGATAACCATTTTGCTCTATGTCGAAATCTAACTCGGCATGAGCTTCGTCTGGTATACCCAGATCTTCTCCGTGAAAATTACAACTAAGTCCGTTAAGAATCATTTGTTTTATTAGATTCATATTGTCATCATCTGTAACTCCAAGCTCTGTAGCGTCTGACATGATCAAATCCTGAACAGCTTTAGAGGCAAACGGGTCTTTAGACTTTACTACTTTATTATAGTGGGTTTTGGTTTTTTGTTTAGACAGAAATTCAAAAACATTATGACACACCGTACCCCGACGAGCTCCGTCATTATTTGTATCGGGCAGTTTTTGTTTGTACTTGCTCCAGTATATCCAACTGCACGATTGCGCCGTTTTGATACGACTTGCTGATAATTTAACTTCCATTTGAAATTTTTATTAATTTTTTGCAGTGTGTATTTTTAAACAACTTGTCGTTTGATTTTATTTTCTTTAATACATACTCTTGAAATTTATTGTCGCCTAAGCTCCACTTGTCTTTCCTTTCGTACCATTCTTTAAAATTTTCTAACATGCCCGTGTCGCACTCTAGCATTTCGCCAAAATCATTACAGACGGGAGGGTTAATTTTAATTAGGGATAAGTCAAAAACGGAGGACAACTTCGCCGCGACTTTGATTGATGCTAGCGCACCAGTGTTCTCATCTTTACTGTCATCATTATTTGTTGCAATAATAATTCTCTTTAAGTCGAACGAGTTTAGGTAAGAAATTATTTTTGAGGAAATATCTAGACCAGCCAACATTAAGACGTTATCATAGCCAGCTTCATAAAGAGCCATACAATCGCCGATGCTTTCTACGAGTATAACTTCCTCTTTTTCTTCTATACTTTTGCGCGAAAGATGATGGGGATAAACCCAATTTGTTTTGCGGCCCATATGTTTCCACTTGGGAATGTTTTTATCATCGGTAACACTGCGACCAGAGAAACCATGTATCTGGTTATCTAGATCATAAATGGGAAATACGATCCTGCGGTACATTTTACCACCGCCAGCATAACCGCATTTAAACTTATCTTGCGTTTTGGAAGAGATGCCTCTTTTTTCGTAGAAAGTCTTCATTGGTAGAAGCTTATCTAAATAGGATTCGGGATATATTTTTTCCATTTCTATTTTTTCTTCTATGGGTTTGGGTTTGTATTGTTGATCTGGAGCATCAATCAAATATTCTTTGAGCGTCTTGGGGTCGTTTGTATTTAATGTTTCCTGCACTAAAGCAGAAAAAGGTTTAGCTTGATTGTCTCCGCCAAAATCTTTCCAAACACCGCTGTCTTTATAGATGATAACAGAAGTGTTTGTTTTTCCATTTCTATATATAGCTCGAGTTCTCCAATGAGAACCGCAATCTTGGAGCGGGTAGCCCAACTTATCTAATGATTCTCTATAGGTCATCAAATGAAGGAATTCCGTTAGAAGAAGATTGATTTAAATCCCCGCCAGTATCTCTGAAGTTTACGATATCTCTCAAATCTCCACACTCTGTAATGTTAAAGTTCATGAAAGATAGGTTAACAAAATTCTTACGAAGGTTGTCGTCGACTTGAACTGGCTCGACTGCGCCCGCGATATCTTTGCCCAAGTGTCTAGACTTTACGTTAATGAGTTTATGTGTACCAAACTGATTACCTTCTTCTGCAACTTCGTCATTTGTTTTCTGGCGTAGAATAAACATATGAGAGCAGAATTGAGTTATGCGGTCAGAGAGAGAAACAATAGACTCGTCATCAACAATGTTTGCGCTCTGACGATTAGTGGTGATACCGCTGCGATTTGACTGAACGGATGTAATCATTGGTATTACTGGATTGCCTTCTTCTAATATTTCTTTCTGTATGCACTTCTTAAACTTATCTACCATTTCACCAACTGTCTGCCATTCGCTTTTGTTACCGCCGCTTTCTGAAGATGTTTTAATATAATCAAAGGAAAATACCATCTTATTTCCGCGGCCAACCTTTGAATAGTAAAAGCGTTTAAGCGTGTTAATCATGGAATCGACGTCCATACCTCCGACGTTGTAGTAGTAAAACTGGAGCTTTTTGACCTTGCTCCAGACGGAGCGCACTTTAGACACAACCTCTGGCCCAGCCTGCCTCCACTTGCCGCTTTCTAACAAGTGGGACGCGACTCCAGAAATAGAAGCGCATTGCCGAATTATTAATTCTTCTTTACTCATCTCTCCATTGTCGAAGTGCAAAACTGGAACATCATACCTGGCTGAAACTTGGGTGGCGTAGTGCATACAAAACTGAGTCTTGCCTACTCCAGAACGTGCGACAATAACGGTGATATTTCCTGGGCGCAAAAGAGAACCATAAATCTCATTGATCTTTGGATGTGGTCCCATCATGCCAAACTCATCGATTGGGTTGTTGCCCCGATCTTCGATAAAGTCTTCCATCTCCTCGTAAATATTTGACGGGACATCATCGCCGACCTCAAATAAATTAATTTTATCGTTATATATCTGATCGGCGTTTTCAATAATCTTTAAGTACGAAGTGTCTGTAGATACACTTTTCATTGATTCCGCAATGTTGTTTGCTGTCTTCGTAATCTCTCTTCGGACGCTGTATTTTTTAAGCTCTTTGATGGAAGACTCAATCTTTTCTTCCGAGTTGATCCTTCTCATTGAGAGGGATCTTACATAATCAACCAGAGAGATGTCTTCCTCAAACTTTATCCCTAAGTCTTTGATTCTTTGAACCAAAACTATGTCGTCAATACTTTCGTCTTTTTGGCAAGCTCTCTTTATGACCGCAAAAATAGTTTTGTGCAATAGCGATCCATCATAAAAATCCGATTCACCAATAAGGTGCATGAAGTTTATGAGCGTATTTGGCTTTTGTATAAAGGCGGCCAAAACCTGCTTTTCAATTTCGAGGCTATATATCATATGTAGCCCATACTACATAAAACGCTTGGCTTGTCAAGCACTATTCCGACTCTTGGCTTAATTCGTAACTATTTTGAGTGTACTCAGTTATGTAATTTTCTATAGATTTAATAAGTCCAGACTCTGTAATTTGAGACTCGCAGTTTGTGTAAACAACTGGAGTACCCTCTTCGTTGCAGTAGGCTATTATAAAGCCCTTATAGGACTCTGCGCCACCTGTAAGTTCATATAATTGAGTAAGAATTTTAGGGGGTAATTCAAAATTTTTAAATTTAGGTTTAGATTCCATCCTCAATATTTTACACTACCCCAAAAGGTTTGCGAAAAAATCTTCTGATAATTCGTCATCTGGGTAAATTTCTATTAATCTTATGTCGTTCATTTCACAAAATTCTATTTTTTTGTTATCTCTACGTATTTGGCGAATAAAATTGGCTCTAGTCTTGTGAAAATGCTTTACAAACTGTAAATGCTGGGCCCCTTGCACTTCAATCGCTATTTTTCTATTGTGGTTGTAGAAATCTAAAGATAATTGAGTGCCTATAACCCTGAATTCCTCATATACAGCATCATATCTCCAATGCTTATATATGTATTTTCTTACCTCTGCTTGAAATTTACTACGGCATTTACCGTTCCATTTAATTTTGTACTTATGTGGGCTTTTGAGAGGCTTTTCTTTGCCATATAAGGTTAAGAACTTCAAATTAATTCACCAATATTGGATTTAAAATAATTAATTAAAAACTCAGAAAGCTCCTCATTTTCTTCAATCATCTTAAATAGATTAGCTTCTCCTTGTATCTTCTCTGGCAAATCTTGCGTAACGCCAGCAACAAGCTCCTTAAACTCTTCTCCAATTGTAATCCAAGCACCCTTTTTAGTGACGAACTCCCACATATACAATAAGTCGACGAGTTCTTTTTCTACCCAAATAGACTTGCCACCAGTTCTACCATATCTGATAGGGTACGGAATGGTATTATTAGTCTTCTCATTTGGGGACTTCTTAATCGTAGCTTTGGCCCAATGACCAATAATAGGGTTAGTCTTAGGGTCTGGTTGCTTCTTTGTTGGATCTTGTAAAATCATATCAGATCTAAATCGAGGCTCAAACTCAATAATATAGTTGGCAAAGTGTAAAAGTGCATTGCCTCCTGTTGCTGACGTCTGACGTATCGGAGCTTTGGAGTAGGGGTCTAACTTGATGTCTGCCCTCACTTGGCTGATGAAAATGGCCATATGACCCCTTTTTGCAAGAGAAATGGACATTCTCTTCATAAAGTTCGCTGCAATTACTGCTCCGCCAGCCACTTTGTTAGAATCATAAAAGGATTTATCAATATCTACTTGAGATATTAAGCCGTCAACAGAATCTAATATGAAGCAGTAGCGCTGCTTATCTTCGTTTTGGTCAACTAAGGTCTTGATAGCGTCGACTACAACCTCATAAATATTACTTTCAAAAACAAAGCAGGTGCCATTTACCCAATCTTTTGCATTATACACAAACTTGACGCCAGCCCGAGCTACCATCTCGTTTGAAAGACGACCTTCAGCTTTGATGTAAAAACCTTTGGCTTGCTTTTGGGTGTTAAGCATATTCTTCATGACCTCTAAAGCTGCAGAAGTTTTGCCGCCCTCGTTCATGCCCACAAACCTGTGTAATCCTGGCCCGAAGCCACCATTTAGGTTCAAGTCGAGTTGAAGAGACCCGCTGGATGCCTTGTAGTCAATCGTTTCCTCGAAGTTATAATGTTGCCCTTTTTTGTCTTTAAGGAACTTTTCTAGTATTTCTGAATCTTTATCGCTCATTTAAGTAAATCTTTTGTATTCTTTGGTTTATTATCGTTGGGAATGTAATCTTTTCCAGTTTTTTCTCCTAAAACAATGGATTCGTATTTAGACAAGTCCACTTTAAAGTTGAAGTTTCTCCATTTTCTTTCCATTGTTGATTTCAACTCTTTGGACACTAAGTAAGCTAGGCTATCGTACTTCTTTGGGAAAGTGGCAATTTCCAGGAAGTCTAGAGAATATCTAGCCTCTAGGTCTTTTAATAACTTCATCTCCCTAGACCAAAAGAATCTCTTTTGTACCTTGGGAACCTCAATAAGCCTTTGGATTGCTAGTTGTCGCCTTCTATGTGGCGTTAATTTCTTCAATGTCATTAACAACCATCCTACGAACTAACGTGGTGAAGTCAACACTTTTTTCCCAATGAAGGTCTTTTTGCGCTTCAGATGGATCTCCAAGCAAAAGTTCAACTTCGGCTGGTCTATAAAAATCTTTATTGATGTTCAATAAAATAGATCCAGTTTTAGTATGAATTAATTTTGTGTTGATTGGGTTGTCTTCTTCGTGCCAATGAGTTTCTATTTCTGCAGCTTCGAATGCTTTTTCCACAAACTCTCTAACTGTGTGAGTTTCTCCAGAAGCTAACAAATAATCTTTTGGTTTTTCCTCATTCAACATTAACCATACTGCTCTAACAAAATCATAAGCATGGCTCCAGTCTCTCTTGGCTTCGATATTTCCTAAATCAAATGGTTCTGGCTTTTTGCCTTCATTTAATTCTTTTTTAATTCTAGCCGCATTCATAGAAATTTTTCTAGTAACAAACTCTTCACCTCGACGTTCTGATTCGTGATTGAAAAGGTATCCTTGGATAGCGAATAGATTATAAGAATCTCTCCAAACTTTAACAATTTGTCTGGCGGCGACCTTCGACGCTCCGTAAGGGCTTCTTGGTCTTGGTGGGTGATTAAGGTCTTGTGGGCTATACGCGACATCGCCGAACTCTTCAGAAGAGCCAGCATTATAATATTTACAATCGGGACAGATCTTGCGAATAGCTTCTAATTGACGCATCACTCCTAAGGCGTTTACATCAAAGTGATTGGCTGGCATGTGCCAACTGTTACCAACAAAAGAATTTGCCGCAAAATTTATAAAGTAATCTGGTTTAATTTCTTGAATTACGCCGAACATACTATGCTCATCGGTTAGATCCATTTCAATAAGCTTGAATTTTGGATCTAGTTTAGCTTTTTCTATATTTTTGTGATTGGGGACACTCAACCTTCTAATGGCTCCATAAACTTCTAGATCTGTAAACTTCAATAGAAAGTCGGCCATATAAGATCCGACTTGACCTGTTACTCCTGTTACTATTACTTTTTTCATAATTTATTTATGTATAAAATATACATCCTGTCTGTCGTTTTGATATTCTTTAAACTCGCTGCAAACTGGTTCTCCTAAAATAAATTTATCATCAAAGTAAGAGCGTAATAGATATTGAGGAATAAACATATCAAAAACATTGTCAAAGTTTCCGAGTGGTTCTCTTAACTTGCAAAACTCGTTGTAAAATTTTTTCATGGAGTCGAAACTTCCTCCTCCTACACCCACATTTATTAGATCCCATCTGTTTTGATTCAGATAAATTTTCATTACGTCTTGAAAAGAAAATGCCTTATGCCATTGCAAGTATGGGAATTGGCATAGTTTTATGCTGTCCTTACAAAAAAAATAAGAGTGTTCTGGGAAATCTTTTAGTAGCTGTCCTGGGTCTTTAACAACCACAACGTCAGATACATCTGTGTGAAAAACACAGTCAAAATGATTCTTCTCCAAGAAGTCTTTAAAACAAAAAAATCTATAGTCTTGATTGTTATGATGGTTTACCTCTGTGCGTATAAATTTTATCTTGTCTGTTTGGTACTTTTTTACCTTATCTTCAGAAAGGTTGTCGTGAAAAAGAACAGCGTTTAGGTTGTTTTTATGTACTGAGTTATACCATTTTTTGATATAAGAAAAATCATCATTTAAAACGTGGCCATTGGGCAACCTTCCTACAACATGATGGTCGTTAGCGTTGTTTGAATGTCTTTTCTTAGAAAAATAAGAGCTTAATATGACAGTGTTCATTTTTTATACTTAAACCACAGTATAACCATGACTATAGCTGATAATAAACTTAAACAGTAATTTATCAACCACCAAAAATCAAAGCCAACTCTTAGAATGGTATAAGATATAGCAGATATGTATCCGACAATAGAAAGAATAAAAAGAGAGATGCTGACGTCTTCTACTTTTTTTGTTTTTACGCTTTTAATTATTTGCGGCCAAATGCAAGTACTAAAGCACACTGTGTATACCAAACCTAAGAATTGTTCCATTAGGTTTTATTTTAAATCAGCTCGCTGTTTTTTCCACTCAACTCGGTATCCAGTTACCCAAGTTAATAAAGCTCTTTCAAAACCTATATCTTCGCCAGCTTTCTCTGACTCGATCCACTTGTGTTTTAATATCTCTTCTCTTTCCGCCAAAAATTCTTGGTATAATGTAGAACCAGTGGCGAAATGACCAGACATCAATAATCTCC